GAAGTCGAAGGCATCGAGGCAATTGCAGAAGATGAAGTCCAAATTGAGCAGCCAAGTGATGAGGCATTCACTGCTGCGCAGGAGGGCGAATCAGAAGGCGATCTAACTCAAGATGATGAAGACGAAGTTTTGGTTTCCATAGGTGAGGAATCGCCACCTCAAACAGAAGAACCTCGTGCACCTGAATGGGTTCGCGAGTTGCGTAAACAGAACCGCGAAAAGGAGCGCCGCATTCGAGAGCTTGAAGCTAAGTTGCAAACCACGACACAAACTGAGAACAAGCCGGTTGTGTTAGGGGCAAAACCAAAGCTAGAGGATCACGACTACGACACCGATAAATTTGAAGCTGCTTTGTCTGATTGGTACGAGCGAAAGCGCGCCACCGATCAGGAGGCAGAAAAGGCCCGTCAAGCAGAGCAGGCACAACGCGACGCTTGGCAATCTAGGCTTGATTCCTACGGCAAGGCGCGAGCCGAGCTAAAGGTTCGAGACTTTGAGGACGCTGAGTCTACGGTTCAAGAACTTTTTGACGTGACACAGCAAGGGATCGTGGTTCAAGGTGCTGAAAATCCGGCACTGGTAATTTACGCACTTGGCAAAAATCCAAAGAAGGCAAAGGAGATCGCCGACATCAAAGACCCCGTAAAGTTCGCCTTTACGGTAGCGAAACTGGAGAGAGAATTGAAAGTGACGAACCGTAAAGCGGCACCACCTCCCGAACGCACGGTACAGGGCACAGGCCGCGTGTCTGGGTCGGTTGACTCAACCCTTGAACGACTGCGCACAGAGGCCGAAAAAACGGGCGACATGACTAAGGTTATGGCGTACAAACGGCAGCTACGCGCAAAACAAACTTAACTTAGGAGTTTTTTATTATGGCAAATGCATTTAACAAAGAAGAGCGCGTAGCGTTCGAGAACATCCTAGAGGGCTTCCAAGACGCTCTCGTTTTGTCCCGTAATGTGTCGGTCTATAACACCGATCAAACCATGATGGAGCGCACTAACGACGTTATTTGGCGTCCTATGCCGTATATCGCGCAGTCGTTTGACGGCACCGATATGACGTCCAACTTCAAGGATTTCACGCAGCTTGCTGTTCCTTCGACCATCGGCTTCAGCAAGTCCGTGCCATGGACCTTGACAGCCAAAGAGCTTCGGGATTCTCTGCAAGAGGGCCGTCTTGGCGATTCTGCCAAACAAAAACTTGCCAGCGATATCAACGTCGCAGTGATGAATGTCGCCGCACAGCAGGGCACAATGGTGGTTAAACGCACCGCCGCTGCATCCGGCTTCGACGATGTCGCGCAAGCCGAAGCGATCATGAACGAGCAAGGCGTGCAGTCTTTTGATCGTTACTTGGCACTCTCAACCCGCGACTATAACGGCATGGCGAACAACCTGGCAGGCCGTCAGACTCTGAGCGGCAAGCCACTTACCGCGTACGAGAAAGCCTATGTCGGCATGGTTGCGTCGTTCGACACCTACAAACTTGACTACGCAAACCGCTTGACCGCTGCTGCTGGAACTACTGTTACCGTCAATGGCGCAAATCAGTATTTCACCCCGCGCGCAACCTCGACGGCAGGCACTGGCGAAACTCAGAACGTTGATAACCGTTATCAAAACCTCACCATTGCAGTTGGTGGCGGCACGGTAAAAGTCGGCGATTGCTTCACTATCGCTGGCGTCAACGCTGTTCACCACATCACCAAGCAGGACACCGGACAGCTAAAAACTTTCCGTATCACTGCAATCGTGACTGGTGCGGGCGGCTCTGGTGTTGTAACGATTTCCCCGCCGATCATCTCCGGCGGCGGCGCTACCGATGCAGAACTACAGTACAAGAACGTGACTGCAACTCCAGCAAACGGCGCGGCAATCACTTTCCTGAATACCGTGTCCGCCAACATCAACCCGTTCTGGCAAAAAGACTCTCTGGAAATTCTGCCTGGCCGTTATGCTGTCCCTGCCGATGCTGGCGCGGCTGTGATGCGTGCATCTACTGACCAAGGCATCGAGTTGGTCATGCAGAAGCAGTACGACATCAACACCATGAAGACCAAGTATCGTCTCGATACTCTGTTCGGCGTGGTAAACAAGCAACCCGAGATGAGCGGCATTATTCTGTTTAGTCAGACGTAATAACGAAGTGAGGAGGGGAAACCCTCCTCATTTTTTGTTGAGGGGATCAGCGTGCCATTGAAAAAAGGTTATTCTAAAAAGACGATCTCGGCTAACATTAGCAAAGAGATGAAAAGCGGAATGCCGCAAAAGCAGGCCGTTGCGATTGCGTTAAACACCGCTCGCAGCGCTGCAATGAAGGCCGGGAAGCCAAGCAAAGCACCGGCAAAGAAAGGTAAGAAATGAAGTCACCAACAATGCTCTACAAGCACCCAGGGCCACATGATATTCACGGCTCTAAGTTTGATTTTATAATTGTTGATGAATGCGATATTTCGCAGGCGATTAAGGATGGCTGGAGCTTGACCACAGACGAAGCCAAAAGCGCTATTTCTAAAGTTTCAGACGATACGGACGAAGCTAAAGAAAAAATGAAGCAAAAGGCAGAGAGCCTCGGGATTAAAGTAGACAAGCGCTGGAACTTTGAAACTTTGCTTGAGAAAATCAAACAAGCAGACGATATCGAATGAAAACGACTCTTCAAGCATTGTTTGATCCAATTCTCGGAGGCTTTAGGCATGGGGTATAGCAAACGTCAGTTTGTGTCGGCGGCATTTGAAGAAATAGGGCTTGCCTCATATGCGTTCGACCTTCAGCCGCAACAATCGGAGTCTGCATTGCGCAGGCTTGATGCAATGCTTGCATCATGGAATGCACTTGGCATTCGCTTAGGCTATCCGCTGCCTTCTAGTCCGGAGTTTAGTGATATTGATGCAGAGTCCGAGGTGCCAGACAGCGCCAACGAAGCGATTATCACGAATTTAGCGGTTAAGCTGGCCCCGAGCTACGGCAAACAAGTTATGCCAGAAACTAAGGCAACAGCGCGAGAAACTTATAATACGCTGATCTCTCAAGCAGTTTTGCCGATGGAGCAGCAATTGCCAGTCACAATGCCAGCAGGCGCAGGTAATAAACCTTGGCGCGTGTATGACAACCCATTCTTGCGTCCGCCGGTTGACCCTGTCCTAGCTGGCCAAGATGGGCAAATTGAGTTTAATTAAGGGAATTTTCAATGCCAACAATTAACCAGCTTCCGCTGCTTTCGCAGGCATCTCCCGGCGATCAAGTGCCGGTCTATAGTCAGAATAGTGGCGATGCTCGACGGCTTCCGATATCTGCTTTGCTTTCATATTTTCAGCAGACATTCGCCAGCCCGACGCTGGCGACAAACGTATACACGCCCGGAACTGGCTTTAATATTTCCGTCCCCACTCCATCGGCATCGCAGCAGTGGATGCTAATTCAACCAGTCGGAACGCTTGCCGCTGGCACTGTGACGTTGCCGCTTAATACGCAAACTCCAGACGGAACGGAAGTTCTGATTACTACTACGCAGCAAATCACAACATTTACTCTATCGCCTAATGGCGCGGCAAATGTTTATGGTGAGCCGAGCACGCTATCCGCTGAGGATTTTTTCCGAGTGCGCTTTGTGCAATCCACAAATTCCTGGTATCGCATTTCTTAATATTCAAAGGATTTAAAAATGTCAATTGATGCAACATTTAACCCAGCATACACAAAAGGCATTACTGTCGCCCCAACTAGTGTCTCTGCTGCATCCACTATTGGCGATGGTTCAAAATCGCTATGTCTGACAAATTTAGGATCATTCGTTGTTTATGTTCGAGCGGGAACTTCTGGAGTTGTTGCCACTCAGGCTGATTATCCTGTACTGCCGCTCACTCAAGTTTCTATAAGCAAGTCTCAGGACAAAACTCATGTTGCATATGTAACTGCATCCGGCACAGGATCGCTGCATATTATTGCCGGTGAAGGGTTCTGATAATGTATAGGAATAGGGTCAGGAGCAGAGCTAGAGCACTGAGTATTTTTAGCGACTCAGCTATTAATCTCAACTTTATTCCAATTGCTGGAACATCTCCGTCTCTAGATCCTCGCATTACATTTACTAGATCCACAACGGGCACATACACTAACAGCGCGGGGGTCATATCCAGTGCTGCAATCAACGCACCGAGGTTTGACTACGACCCTGTAACTCTGGAACCCAAGGGGCTGCTGATTGAGGAGCAGAGGACGAATAACGTCTTGCGCAGTCAAGATTTTAGTTCCGCGTGGGCTGTTTCAACTTGCACTCTGACCGCAGCGTCAGGGGTTGCTCCTGATGGAACCAATACCGCAGGAAAACTTGCGATGAATAACGGCAGCACCCCAGCCAGCTCTAGGGCGGCATATCAAACCATATCTGGTATTACAGGCTTCAATACAGTAAGTATTTTTGCCAAGTCCGTGGAATTTAACAGATTACGTATTTCAGTTCTTTCTGCTGCAAACACTACGCTTCCTGGCCCAGACTTCACATTAAGTGGCAATGGAACTGTCGGCGCATTAAGCAACGCCACATCAGCATCCATTACGCCTGTCGGTAACGGCTGGTATAGATGCGTGGCTACATTTGACTTTTTGACAGGCGCTACGGCAGCACGGGCTTACTATGCCTCTATTCAAGCGACGGGCGACGGCACATCAGGAATTCTGATCTGGGGTGCCCAACTGGAAACCGGAGTATTCCCAACCAGCTACATCCCCACAGCCGGAGCCGCAGCTACTCGCACAGCCGATCTTGCAAGTGTCACTGGGACCAACTTCTCTAGCTGGTATAACCAGACTGAGGGGACGATCTACCTAGAAGCACAATGCTTGGCAGCTATTGCGGCTCAAACTTATCTGGCAATTGATAATGGAACATCCAATAATCTAATAACTGTCAGAACAAGTCCGTCTAGCGCAACATTTGAGAGAGCCCAAATTGTTGATGGTGGTGTTACGCAGGTCACACTAGAAGCAGGTGGGTATACAGCAACATCAATAAATAATTTTGGATTCGCATACAAAGTAAACGATTTTGCTCGGTCAATTAACGGTTCTTCTGTTTTAACAGACACCTCTGGAACAGTGCCAACTGTAAATCAACTGTTCATTGGTTCAGAACGAGGGCAATATTTTGTTAACGGCCACATTTGCCGCATCGTCTATTACCCAACACGTTTGAGCAACGAAAAACTTCGTGCTTTGACGTCATGATTTATTATGCACTGCACAACCAACTTGAATAACTTGAGGTGGTTGTTATGAATTTGGTGAGAGGCTAGACATAAAAAATGAAACAAGACTCACGTTTAAAACGTGCTGGAGTCTCAGGCTATAACAAGCCAAAGCGGACCCCTAGCCATCCTACTAAGTCACACGTTGTTGTGGCTAAGTCTGGTTCACAGGTTAAGACAATCCGCTTTGGACAACAAGGTGTAACTGGGGACAGAAAACCTACAGCACGTCAAAAATCTTTTAAAGCAAGACACGCAAAAAATATTGCTAAAGGCAAAATGTCTGCAGCTTACTGG